GATCAAGACAGTTTAAATGAATACTACAGACAGTTTCCAAGAACAGAGCAACACGCGTTTAGAGATGAAGCAAAACAATCTTTATTTAATCTAACGAAAATATACGAGCAAATAGATTATAATGATGACTTACGTAATACTAGTGTTTTAACTAAAGGTAGTTTCCAGTGGGAAAACGGTATAGTAGATAGTAAAGTTATATTCTATCCAAATAAAGACGGTAGGTTTTTAATTTCTTGGATTCCACCAGTACATATGCAGAATCATGTAGTTACAAAGAATGGTATTAAATACCCAGGTAACGAACATTGTGGAGCATTTGGATGTGACCCTTACGATATATCTGGTACAGTTGATGGTAAAGGTTCTAACGGAGCGTTAAGTGGTTTAACTAAGTTCTCAATGGAAGATGTACCACCTAATAGTTTCTTTTTAGAATATATAGCTAGACCTCAAACTGCTGAGATATTTTTTGAAGAAGTTTTAATGGCATGTGTATTTTACGGTATGCCTATACTAGCTGAGAATAATAAACCTAGATTATTGTTTCATTTTAAAAGAAGAGGTTATAGAGGTTACTCTATGAATAGACCTGATAAAGTATGGAATAATCTATCTATAACAGAAAGAGACATCGGAGGAATACCAAACTCAAGTGAAGATGTTAAGCAAGCTCACGCCGCAGCAATAGAATCATATATTGAAGAACATGTTGGATTTAAAGAAGGTGGTTATGGAGATATGTATTTTAATAGAACTCTAAACGACTGGTCTAGATTTAATATAAACAACAGAACAAAACATGATGCATCTATTAGTTCTGGATTAGCTATAATGGCTTGCAACAGAAATAGGTACACGCCAACTCCGCCAAAGAGGATTGTTACTTATGATTTAGGTATTAAAAAGTATGATAACACAGGTTATTCATCAAAAATATACAATTAATGAATATATACACAAATACAAACAGTGCTTTTCCTAGTCAAGTAGTAAGTGATGCTGAAAAAGCTTCTGAAGAATACGGATTACAAGTTTCTAGAGCAATAGAGCAAGAGTGGTTTGATCAAGGTAGAACCACGCAAAATAGATACGTATCTAATTGGAATAATTTTCACCAACTAAGATTGTATGCTAGAGGAGAACAGTCTGTACAAAAATACAAAGATGAATTAGCTATTAATGGTGATTTATCTTATCTAAACTTAGATTGGAAACCAGTACCTGTTATATCTAAATTTGTTGATATAGTAGTTAATGGTATGTCTCAGAAGACTTACGATATTAAAGCTTACGCTCAAGATCCAGAATCTTTAAAATCAAGAACTGTTTACGCTAAGTCAATATTAATGGATATGTATTCCACTGATTTGATAAACAAAGCAAAAGAATTAATAGGTCAGGATTTCTCTGCTTCTCCTTTGTCTCAAGATGAGTTACCTCAGAATAAAGAGGAATTAGATTTGCACATGCAATTATCTTATAAACAATCTATAGAGATAGCAGAGGAGGAAGCAATAAACAATGTATTGGCCGCGAATAAATGGGATTTAGTTAGAAGAAGATTAAACTACGACCTAACGGTTTTGGGTATAGCATGTGTTAAAACTAGTTTCAACGTGTCGGAAGGTATTAGAACTGAGTATGTTGATCCTGCTTATCTAGTTTATTCTTATACAGAAGATCCAAACTTTGATGATATATACTATGTTGGAGAAGTAAAAGCAGTTACAATACCTGAATTAAAAAAGCAGTTTCCACATATTACAGAAGAAGAGTTGTACAAGATACAACAGATGCCGGGTAATAGACAATATATAACTGGTTGGGGTAATTATGATGAAAACACCGTTCAGGTTTTATACTTTGAGTATAAGACTTACATGAATCAAGTGTTTAAGATAAAGTATGGTGAAAATGGTTTAGAAAAAGCCATAGAGAAGACGGATGAATTTAATCCGCCAGAAAATGATAACTTCAGTAGAGTATCTAGAACTATAGAAGTGTTATACACAGGTGCTAAAATTCTTGGTACAAACACTATGATTGAATGGAAATTGTCTGAGAATATGACTAGACCATTTGCTGATACAACTAAAGTAGAGATGAACTATGTTATCTCTGCTCCTAGAATGTACAAAGGTAGGATAGATTCTATAGTAAATAAGATCACTGGGTTTGCTGATATGATACAGTTGACTCATTTGAAACTACAACAAGTGATGTCTAGAATGATTCCTGATGGTGTGTTCTTAGACGTAGACGGTCTGATAGATGTTGACTTAGGTAATGGAACTAATTACAACCCAGCTGAAGCATTAAATATGTACTTCCAAACTGGTAGTGTTATAGGTAGATCTTTAACACAAGAAGGTGGAATTAACGCCGGCAAAGTACCAATACAAGAATTAACTAGTTCTTCTGGTCAAGCTAAGATAGCAGGTCTTATACAGACATATCAATACTATCTTCAACTAATAAGAGACGTAACCGGTTTGAACGAGGCTAGAGACGGTAGTATTGCAGATAAAGATACGCTAGTAGGACTTCAAAAGATGGCCGCTAACGCGTCAAATACCGCAACTAAGCACATATTACATTCTAGTCTGTTTCTTACTCTTAGAACGTGCGAGAATATCTCGTTAAGAATAGCAGATGCGTTAGAGTATCCTTTAACTTCCAAGGTGTTAGAGCAAAGTATAAGTACGTATAATGCTAAAACATTAGAAGAGATAAAAAATCTAAATCTTCACGATTTTGGTATCTTTTTAGAACTAGAACCTGATGATGAGGAAAAAGCGATGTTAGAGCAAAATATACAAGTAGCTTTACAAGGTGGAACTATAGACTTAGACGATGCTATAGATATTAGACAAATCAAAAATCTTAAGTTAGCAAATCAATTACTTAAGTTAAGAAAAGCTAAGAAGCAAAAAGCAGCGCAAGAAGCTCAAATGCAAAACATTCAAGCTCAAGCACAAGCAAATCAACAGACAGCACAACAAACCGCTTTGTTTGAAGTTCAAAAGCAGCAAGCTTTAACACAAGAAACTATAAACATCGAAAGAGCAAAGTCTGATTTTGAAATACAAAAATTACAAACAGAAATGCAACTGAAGAGACAGATAATGGATCAACAGTTTCAGTATGATATGCAGTTAGCTCAGTTAAAAGCTCAGGTTGAAGATCAGAAACTTCAAACTGCAGAAGACAGAAAAGATGAAAGAACTAGAATACAAGCGTCTCAACAGTCTGAATTAGTAATGCAAAGAAAAACAAACTCTTTACCTCAAAACTTTGAGTCATCTAGTTTTACAGGTTTAGAAGGATTATAAAAAATAAATTATCAAATTATATTATATTATGGAAAATGTTAAGCAAGAAGGAGATTTTAAAGTGTCTAAACCAATAAGACCAAAAAATCTAAACAAAAAAAACGAAGTAACTAAAGTAGATTTATCAACAGAACCAGTTGAAACAGAAGTAATTAAAGTAGTAATACCTAATACAGAACAATCAAAAGATGCCATTCAAGAACAAAGCACAGATGAAAGCCTGTTACGCACAGAACAATCCAAAGTGGAATTGCAAGAAGTGGAGCAAGGAAACGAAGACACCTCTAAGGTTGTTATTGAAGAAATCACAGACGAAAAAGTAGACGACGTAATCATTAAAGATTCTGGAGAACAATATAAAGAAAAAGTCGTAGAAAGAAACTTACCTGAGAATGTAGAAAAACTTGTTAAGTTCATGGAAGAAACAGGTGGTTCAGTAGAAGACTATGTTAGATTAAATACAGACTATTCTAACGTAGATGAAAAGACATTATTAAAAGAATACTACTCAAGAACAAGACCTCACTTAGACGCTGAAGAAATTGAATTCTTAATTGAAGACAGTTTTGAATACGACGAAGATATAGATGAGGAAAGAGATATTAGAAAAAAGAAATTAGATTACAAAGAAACTATTGCAAAAGCTAAAAACCATCTGCAGTCAATAAAGGATCAATACTACGATGAGATCAAGTTGAAATCAAACGTAACCAAAGAACAGCAAGAGGCGTATGACTTTTTCAATAGATACAAGAAGAACGAGAACGAGAGTAAAGAAAGACACGAGCGTTTTAAACAAGAGACTAAAAAACTATTTACTGAAGATTTCAAAGGTTTTGAATATAACTTAGGTGACAAAAGATTTAGATACACTGTGCAAAACGGGGAACAAATCGCTGATAGTCAATCAGATATTAACAATTTTATCGGAAAGTTTCTAGATAAGCAAGGAAATGTTAATGATTCTAAAAATTATCACAAAGCTCTTTACACAGCTATGAACTCTGACAAGATAGCACAACACTTTTACGAACAAGGTAAAGCTGACGCTATCAAAGAGGTAATGACCAACTCTAAAAATCCTGGTTTAGCACAACCAAGACAAACGTCTGGTGAGGTGTTTATCAACGGTTTAAGAGTTAAGTCTGTTAGTGGTTTAGATTCTTCAAAATTGAGAATACAAACAAAAAAATTTAACAATTAAAATTAAAGATTATGTCAAACATATCTCCGCAATTCGGTTCAATTAAACCGAGTCAAAAACAACAAGCGCTAGAAACAAATTACTTAAACTTCGCAAATGGAAGTGGTAATGACTTCGCGCAACAATATTTACCAGAAATCTACGAAGCAGAAGTAGAGCGTTACGGAAACAGAACTTTGTCTGGATTCTTACGTATGGTAGGTGCTGAAATGCCTATGTCTTCTGATCAAGTTATTTGGTCTGAACAAAACAGATTGCATATTGCTTACAACGATGTAACTGCTGCTACTGCAACTACATTAACGTTTGCAACTGGTGGTACTGGTTCTAACTTCGTTGCTAACGTAATTTCTCCGGGACAAACTTTAGTAGTTATGGATCCAACAACAGGCAAAGAATTAAAAGTGCTTGTTACTGCATCTACAACTGTTTCTAACGTCGCTACTATCACAGTTGCTACTTATACTCAAGCTAGTTTGTTCTCTGGAACAGTAGTATGGAGTGCTGCAAATACAAACCTTAAAATCTTTGTATACGGTTCTGAGTTTAAAAAAGGTACTACAGATGCTTCAATCAACGCTGTAACTCCTTCTTTCCGACAGTTTAACAACTCTCCTATCATCATCAAAGAAAGATACCAAATTTCTGGTTCTGACACTGCTCAAATCGGTTGGGTTGAAATCGCTACTGAAGATGGAGCTGGTGGATTCTTGTGGTACTTGAAAGCAGAGTCTGAAACAAGACTACGTTTTGAGGATTACTTGGAAATGTCAGTTATTGAAGGTGAATTAGCCGCTGCTAGTTCAGGTGTTGCTAACATTGCTGCTACAGGTGATGGTGCTGTATACAAAGGAACTCAAGGTCTTTTTGCTGCTATCAAAGAAAGAGGTAATGTTGTAAATAACTTTACTGCTGTTGGTGGTTTAAGTGATTTCGATTCTATCTTGAAAAACTTAGATACTCAAGGAGCTATTGAAGAAAACATGTTCTTCTTGAACAGAGCTACTTCACTTGATTTTGATGATATGCTTGCTTCTTTATCTTCTGGAGCTAATGGCGGTGTTGCTTACGGTTTATTCGAAAACTCTGAGCAAATGGCATTGAACTTAGGTTTCTCTGGTTTCCGTCGTGGATCTTATGATTTCTACAAAACAGACTGGAAATACTTAAACGATGCTTCTACACGTGGTGGAATCGCTAACACTTCTATTGATGGTGTACTTATTCCTGCTGGAACATCTACTGTATACGATCAACAATTAGGTACTAACATCCGTAGACCTTTCTTACACGTTCGTTACAGAGCTAATCAAGCTGATGATAGAAGAATGAAAAACTGGATTACAGGATCTGTTGGAGGTGCTTACACTTCTGATCTTGATGCAATGGAGGTACACTACTTATCTGAAAGATGTTTAGTTACTCAAGCTGCTAACAATTTCGTATTGTTCACTTCTTCAAACTAAGAAATGGTGATATTACCCTCGTTGAACTGACGGGGGTAATTATTACCTTTTAAAATAAATTATTAAATTATATTATATTATGGCAACAACAAAAAAACAAACAGCACAACCAAGTGCAAAATTAGAAACTACAACACACGAAGTTGATATGGTTAATGAAATAGAAGTTAACGAACATGTGGAAGTAGTTGATAAAAAAGAATATGCAAAAAAAGATTCTAAACCTGTTTGGGAGATAAAAGACAGAACTTATTTAATAGCTGACGGTGATTCTCCTATAACTTATACATTACAATCTAGGCACACTTCTAGATACCCACTTTTGTGGTTTGACAAACAAACAGGTCTACAAGAAGAATTAAGATATGCAACAAATCAAAATTCACCTTTAGT